CCGATCTTTCCGGACTCGTCGTACGCCTCGGCTAGTTCGTGTCCCTCTAGCATCTTATCGACGTTATTTAAGTCCGCCGTAGTATCCGTATTAGGAGTGTAGTACTTATGAGTATTTGTATCGTAAAGTACGGCACCTAAACCAACGTTTACTACGTCTAGTCCCTCGATATACTCCATATTTTCTCTACGCCTTATCTCGTTTAGAGTCATAAAACCGGTCTCTTTTGCTAGTTTATACGACTCGTAGCGTTCTTTAAGGTTTGCTTTGACGATCTCTTTTACGTCAAACTCAAAAAAATATTTTCCTTTTTCTTTTTCTAATAATAAATCACGATTTAAGGCGGTCTCAAACGCTTTTATAATTGGATAGATAGCCTCTTTAAATGTTAGGTTAAAATCATCCTCGTAAATATGGAATATATTATTTATCTCGTTGCGTAAAGTGTTTTTATTTTGGTCTAATTGCATCTCTACGCTTGAGTTACTAGACTCTTGAAACGCTAAACCATTGTTTAGCACTACCACGTTCTCGGTATTGTTAGCATACATATTACGCCACGCCTTTTTTAACGTTTCTATTTCCTCGTTACCTAGTTTACGTTCCGACTTTAAAAAGCCTTTTTTATTTCCTCCGGACTTTACTAGTCCTAATTGATATAAAAGTGTATGGTAGGCGGTCTCTAGTGCCTTAGATACCTCTACCGTTAAACCTACTCCGCTCGCTCCGTCTTTTGTGTTACGTAATAGTTTAATAAATTGATAAGGCTTAAACTCCTCGCCCTCGACTAATATTACAAAGTCTTTAAATATAGGCTTAAAATTTTTTAGGATGCTTATATAAATATCCTGCACGTAATGGAGGCTTGTAACCTCGTTACGATAGCGATTGATATAAATATAACCGCCCTTGCCTAATAAGTAGTCCTCTACTACGGCTTTTTTCATTTGGTAGCCGTCTAAAGTGTCTCCGGTGTCTCCGTTAAGTAATTTAACTCTTGAGTCCTTTTCCTGCTCCTCTACCTTGCCGTCTTTATACTTATATAACTTAACCGGCATAGATGCCACCGAGTTACATATAAAGTCAACGGCACCGGATACCGCCGGTAGTGTTAACGCCTTTTCCCTAGTAATTGTCTCGCTATTTAATAAGGCACTTAATAACACGTCGTCTACCGGTGGCTCTGTCTTTGGCTCCGGTGTTGGTTCTACGTCTCTCCGTGTTAAAAAGTCAAATAAACCCATTGTTTAGCCTCCTCTCTATAGGACTTGTACGGTAAAGTCCATTTGATTTAAAAATACGTCTTGTTGCAATAAGTACACGGCGTTAATCGTGCTTACTACCATATCAACTTTACCGGTTGATTTTTTCTTATTAACGTATTGATTTTTATTAGTATCATACGTACAACGTGCGTTTTGATAGTTAACCTCATATATAAGACTTTTAACATACTTAAACTCTTTACTTAGTATCATTTCTCTAAGTAATTTAGTCGGAGGATGCAATACGCTACTATGTTGTCGTACCTCTACTAAGTTATGTCCGGCTTTTTCTAGTTTTTGCGCCGTGCTTAGTGCGTTCCAACGGTCGTACGCTATCGCTTGTATCTGTACTCCGTATTTTTCCTCAAGACTTAATATAAAGTCCTCTACTACGCTATAATCTATAACTCTATCTCCGCACGCTATAACTTTACCGGTCTTAATTAACTCTCTATAGTTTAGTTTTTCGCTTTGTATCTTTTCGTCTATACGTCCCTCCGGTATAAACGCCCAACTATCCGCTAGTATGTTGTTATCGTCGTCTACGGCTACCATAGACACGCTCGTATTATCGTTTGTCTCGGATAGATCGAGACCGACGTATACTACTCGTCCTCTCCAATCTATATTAGCGACTCTACACGCTTGCACGTCTTTTACGTCTATATATGTCTCCGTGCCTACGCCTTGATAAACGATATTACAATGTTTTGTTACAAAGTTTTCTCTAGCACTCTCTACCGCTATCGCATAAGCACGTTTTTTTAATAAATCCTCCCATATCTCCGGTATCTCTAACGCTACCGGATTGCTTTGCTTTAGTATGAGGTCGTTTGTCTCCCAACCTTTAGTTACGTCCGGCTCGTATAAAAGACTAAACCTAGTCTCGTCCTTTTCGAGTCCGTCTAAAACCTTTTTAGAGTAGTTAACCTCGTCCTCAAACGGATTGTCGATAGTAGGATACTTAGTACTAATAATAAAACCTAATTTATTTAATATGTTTAACTGTCCGGAGCGCATAGCATCTATAGGATAACTAATAGGTAGTGCGCCTACCTCGTCCGCACAAAAAACATTAGGTAACTTACCGTCCATACGACTAGTACTATAAGATAATGGTATATATTGCGTACTAGTCGGTTTAAACTGTATATAATCTCGTAGTATCTTAAATCTCTTATTACCTCTATACTCATATATAAGAGGACTACTACGGATAGTCTCACTAATTGCCTCTCTTATCTCTCTACTTAAACTACCGTCCGGAGCCACGCTATAAAATTTACTAAAACGAGGCTCCGTAATGAATAAGTATATAAAAGTAGTTGCAATCGTATACGTTTTAAAGTTTTTACGGCATATCTCTAATACGCCGGTCTCGTATCTGCGCTTATCCTCGTTATCTCGGTATACGGTACAAAGTACCGCCGTATAAAATAACCATTGGTAACCGCAAGTACACTCGTACAATGTTTTACCGGCTTTTAAACCTTTAGGCATAATTAAAAGTTTTAATATTTGCTCTAATTGATTTAACTTGCGCTCGCTTATCTTGTACTTTTTATCCTTGCCCTCGTAAATCTTAATAAACTCTCGCATTTGTAACTTAGCGTATTTAGGCGTTGTCTTTAATCGTACCGACTTTTTAGCGTAGTCGTATGCTTTACTTTGCATTCATACCACCGCTTAATATTTTTAATAACGGATCGTCCGCCTCGCTCTGCTCCTCAACGTTAAAAGTCTTAATTATACGCATTAAAGTTGTTACCGTTTTGTTTGCGCTATCCGTGGTCTTGTTATACTCATTTACCGCCGGATTGCTATAGAGATTTTTACGACCTTTTACGTATTCTTTTTTAACTAGCATACCCTCGTCTTTAATTGTTTCCTCTAACTCTGCTAAAATCTCTAATTGTACTTGGTATCGCCTAAATGTTGTTACAAATAGATAGTTAGATTGTACGCCGGACTCCTCGGCTATCTTTAATATCTCGTTAGCCTGCTCTTGTAACTGTTTTGTGTTTAAATCATCCATATTTAACCCTCATAACCTCGTATTTTGAAACCCTCCGCAAGTTTTATGTTTCTTTTTGAAACTTTTTAGGCGGTTTACCGCCGTTTTTTGCGGTTTTCCTCGGTTTTATCCAAAAAAACTTAGTTTTTAATTGTTTTTGTATAAAGAGGTAGGCGGTTGGTTTTGGTGCTTTTTCTATTTTTTCTCGCTTGGAGTAGGGGGGTACCCTCTCTCTCTTATGTCTGCTAGGTGCCGTAAGTAGTCTACGTCTATTTTTCCGGCATCCGCTAACTTATGATGCTCTATACATAAGCAAACGAGATTATTATTATCTAATAGACCGTCTTTATCTTGTGATAACTTTACTATGTGATGCACCTCTAAACCCTCGTAAGTATATCTACCCTTGTCTCTACATACCTCGCATAGATATTGTGCCTTATCTCTTATCTCTTGAGACTTGCACGCCCACTTATAAGTATTACGTAACCTCCGCTCCTCTCCGCCTCGGTATACTTTTCCTTTAGTGCATATATAATTACTATCGTGCATCTTACCGCACCTACTACACGCTTTATACATTATATAACTTGTTTTCCCATTTCTTATACGCATCTAAGTATAACTCTTGTTTGTCGCCGTTATATGTCACCTCGTAATACATACCGTCGCTTACTGTAGTTGATACTAACGCTTTATTGTTTTGTAAAGTCTTACATAGCCATACTATAAATACGTCGTCCTCTGTTATTGTACCGTTCTTGTCTGTACTTTCCACTCTATCGTTAAAGTACTTTACTACGGTCTCTTTTGCTATCTTACTAAATGTTTTATTATCCATATATAACCTCTTTTATACCTCTAGGACTTGTCCTACATAGATTAAGTCCGGATTTTTAATATTATTCTTTTTAACTAGATCGTTAACGGTTGTATTATACTTTTTAGCGATTGCCGTTAAAGTATCGCCTTTTTTAACCGTGTATTTTTTCGTTTTAGGCGTTTTTACCTTTTTAGGCTTATTAGTCTTAACCTTATCCTCTTTAACCTCTTTAACCGCCTTATAGCCGTTTTTACCGCCTTTTACGATTATCTCGTTAAAGTCCTTATATACTACGTCCGTATCTACTCTAATAGTGCCTACTCGTCCGTTGTCGGAGTCCTGCCACATATCAAAGTTACTAAATGCTACGTCCGGTTTAGTTGCTCTCCAACTTGCAACCCATAACGAGTACTTTTTAAGTCTATTAGTCTCAATATGATTTTTAAACCAATCTAGACTAGCATATACGCCCACGTAATAGCCTTTAGCCTCTAACGTCTCGCAAAAACCTATAATAGCATCCGTTACGCCCTTTTTGTCCTTGCTCTGCCATATAGAGTCCTCTACGTCGATATAAATAGGATACTCGAACGTTTTACCCTTTAAACAATTCTCATATAAGTAGTTAGCCTCGTCTATACCGCCTTTTTTGGTGTTGGCGCAAGAGTAATAATAAACGCCTATAGGAAAATTTAAGGCTTTAGCCTCCTTATACAATCTCTCGTATTGTGCATCCTTACTCTTTGTACGTCCTGCTCCGTAACCGGTAAAACCGCCTCGTAAGATAGCAAACTCGTAACCGGCTCTCTTGATCGCATCTATTTTTATGTTTCCTTGATGCTTGGATATATCTACGCCCTTTTTACTCATTATCCGACACCTCCGTAACGTTTTTTATACCGCTAAATAACCCACACGCACTTAAACCCATAGCAATACCTAATAATACGCCGTCTAAAACTCCATAACCCAAACTAAGACCATATACTAAGACTCCGCTTATAAGTCCTAATATAAGGTCTAGTATTGGTATATATTTATTTTTAACTCCCGACTTTTTAAAGATTTCCGCAAGACCTATTATTAAACTAACTTGCGCTATAGGTGTAAGTAAATATGCGATTAACTCCTCAATTTGCATATAATTACCTCCATTTAATAAAAAACCGTATGTATCTTTTATTATATTACCATAATAATTAAGGAATTACCATATATTTACAAAACTTTTTTACTTTCTGTTAATAAACGATATTGCTACTAGTGTTACGCATATAATTAACGTAATAAGTACGCCGTTACTCATATTATACCTCCTTTTTGTTTCAAATTGAAACATTTTAGTTATCAATCGCTACGCATATCCATAGCGCAATAAACATAATAACTACTATTAACCTCAACTATCTACCTCCTAACCTACTATTATCTCCGCTAGTATCCTCCTAAACGTGTTAAACATTTCCTCGGTTTTCTTTTTAAACTCCTCGTCCTCTATTTCGTGCATACACTTAATATAATACGAGTCTACTTTTTCCTTTGATACTCCTACCTTATCGTTATACTTTTCTTTAGTCTCTTTAACTCCTCTATAATAATCACTACTACTATTTTTCATTATCTACCTCCTTTTTATTGAGTAAATCATATATTAACGCCATTGTTATGCTTATATCTACTAGTTGTTTGTTTATGCTAGTTACTACTAACATATTCAAATCGTCGTGACTTAAATTACCACCGCATAGTCTTTTAATATCCTCTACTAAGTTGTCTAATTTTTTATTTTCCTTTATTACTTGCTCCGCTCTACTCATTCTCTACCTCCTTTAAAACTCCGCCCTCGTCATACTCTAAATCTAGTACCGGTATACCGTAGTTTAATGCGCACTCGTGCTCTATACGGCATCCTCTAGCTTTTTTACTTTCCGGAGCAAACACAACTAATTGCGCCTCGCTTAATAACTGTATTGATCTACCTAATAACCATAACGGCGTTTTACCCTCTGTAATAATATATTTCATACTCTTAAAATAACTATCTATTGGCTCTATCTTTTCCATTGGATACTTATTTTTTAAATATTCAATTATTTTTATACGCTCTTTTGTTATCTCCTCGTCTTTTCTGCCTCTCATTGGTTGACTTATAAATACTCTCAACTATCTACCTCCTTGATCTCAATACTTTTAATATTCTCTTTTACATAATCACAACAAGTTCTTATAGACTCCTCACTTACTAACGCTATTTTAATAATACTTTGTGCGTCTATGTAATTATGTATTTTAAAAGCACTTGTTTTAAACTCTACTTTATCTCCGCTTTTAAACTTGACTTTAATTTTATACATTATCTACCTCCTTTACTCTATAGGCTCGCAATATATTACGTCGCCTAATTTATCTTTAATTATCTTGTATGTATGCGCTCCGTCTTGATAAGTAACCGCCTCGTACTTGTTTCTCTGCTCTGCCTTTTCCTGCGGTATAGCATAGCGTACGGTTATATAAAATAATAGTGCAAACATAAATAACCATAATACTGTTAGTATCTTTTGGAGTACGTCTATATTATCCCTCATAGCCT